CCCGATGGGCAGTTCTCCGAGCCCTTCGCCCTGCCGGATGACCCACAGCTCCGCGACGAGCTGGTGGCGCCCGAGCGGGTGTTCGTCGGATCGGACGGGCTCAAGTTCAGGCTCACCCCGAAGGAGCGCCGAGCGGGTAAGGTCTTCAAGGGGCAAACGCTGCGCGAGAAGCTGGGGCGGTCGCCAGACCGGGCGGATGCCGTCGCGTATATGCTGATCGGCTGCGGGAGGAAGCGGGCAACACTTGGCGAGTGGGTGGAGGCTGGTTCGTTTTAATCGAGGAGGAGGCAGGGATGCCGTACTACATCGTGCTGCTGTTTATCGTGCTTGTGGCGGGAGGGGATTCGTGGGCGTGCTTCCAGACCTCGGCGGACGAGCTGGCTCTCCTGGAAGCGAACCCCATCTGCCGTCTGCTCATCCGGGCAGGAGGGGCGGAGCTGCTCGTGAGCGCCAAGGTGGTAGGGACGGCGGCGGTCGTCGGAGCCGTGCAGGAGTTGAAGGCCCGAGGCTACCGCCACATCTGGCTGGTGCTCTCCTCGCTCCTCGCCACCCAGCTCGTGGTGGTCTGGAGCTACGTGGTTCGGTACGCTCTGGAGTGACGGCGAAGGGACGGGGCGCAAGCTACGCCTCACTCGGGTTCGACTCCCGAGCGTCGTCTTTGTTGGGTGAAGGAGCGGCGAGGATGAAGGCGGAGCACACGGAGCAGTCGGAGTATTACGGGATCATCTCGGCCATCGTGCGGGGCTGCGCCTTCACCTCCTTCCTGGAGCTGGGGATTGGTCCGGGTGTCCTCTGCCCTCGGCTGCGGAGGGACTGCCCGAAGCTCGACCGAATCCTCGGTGTCGATATTCAAAACGGCTACGCGCCGCCGCCTGGGGTGACCTATCTGCGGGAGTTGAGCACGGACCAGTTCTTCCGAGAGAACCGAGAGAAGGAGACGCCCGAGCGCTTCGACTGCATCTTCATCGACGCGCTGCACGAGCACGCGCAGGCGACCCGCGATTTCGTGAACGCCCGGCGGGTGCTGACCGAGGACGGGTTGATCTTCCTCCACGACACCTACCCTCCGAATCCCGAGAGCGTGAGCCCGCAGGTCTGCGGCGATGTCTTCCGCACCTACCTCGCCCTGGCGGAGCGGACCGACCTAGAGGTTGTGAACCTTCCCCTGTTCAATGGGCTCTGTATCGTCCGCCCCCTGGGGAGCGACGAGCAGAACCAGCGGCTCCGGCTGCTCACCCTCGGCTCATCTTGACCGCCATGATTGCCGCCCGATACACTCCAGCGATGCCCACGACTCTTGAGCGAAAAGTGGCGGCGGACCAGCTCGCCCTCCCCGACGAGATCCGCCAGTCTGTGGTGCTGCTCCGATTTGCGGAGCCGATCCCCCGGAGCTTCTGCCATCACTTCATTCGGATCCGGCTGTCCGAGAAGATGAAGGCCAGCGGCGAGGACAGGTTCTACCAGCTCAAGAGCGTGCAGGCGCACCGGGCTGGGCTGCGTCCCTGCCGCTACTGCGGCGGCGAGAGATCGCAGGAGAGCGAGACGGCACAGGCCTGCGAGAACCCGTCGTGTAACTATTACAAGGTGCCGGTAGAATGCGGACCGCTGCGGGGGGTGCTCAAGCTGCTCGTGGCTTCCGACTTCATCGAGGACGGCGACCGGCTGAACGCCGTGGGGCTGATCCTCGACAGGCGATACGATGCCGATACCCTGGCAGCCGTTTACCGAACGGCGGGGCAGATCTGCGACGAGATGGGATGGAGGCTCGGATGACATGATGGACTGGTTGCGAAGCCGGAGCACTTTGCACCAGCAGCTCAAGGCGGCGAGGCGGGAGCTGCGAGAGGCGAAGGAGAAGCACCAACAAGATACGGACGCCCTGGAGCACAGGCTAACCGCTGCCCTGGACACATTGGACTCCCTGACATGGGACGCACGGCGAAGAATCGCGGAGGATCAATCGAGGGTGGCCCAGCTCGGGGTGCTCGAACATTGAGCTTCGCCGCCGACTTCACGCCGCACCACCTGATCCGCCAGATGTCGGAGCCGACGATCTACGACCGGCTCGGCACTGGCAGCGGGGGGGCGGTGGCTTCCCCTGGGCTGTTCGGTCCCGACTCGGGCAGCTCGACGCAGCTCATCAAGCACTACCGGCTCTGGAACTACGTGGCGATCTCCCGCATCTGCTACAAGATCAGCGAGTCCTTCCCGCACATCAGCCACGTCACCGAGGACCGAGAGGAGGGCTACCTCTCCCGCGAGCAGCGGCAGCACCTCCGCTCCCACGGCGGGGTGCTCCAGATCCACGAAGACCTGGAGCCGGTCAACGGACGCCACCCGCTCTCGGAGCTGGTGCACAAGGTCAACCCGCAGGACTGGTGGGGCTCCTTCATCTTCGAGACGGTGATGTTCTGGCAACTGACCGGCGAGTTCTACTGGTGGCTCGTGCCGAATGCGGCGGGGCTGCCGAGCGAGATGTGGGTTCTCCCGAGCCAGTGGGTGCAGCCGAAGTGGGGGAACGACGGGGAGCTTGAGGGCTACCAAGTCGAGCCCGATGGGGACGCCCGGCGCCGGTCCCTTCTGCCGCCCGACCAGATCATCGTGGGGCGGCACAAGTCCCCGATCAATAAAGACCAAGCCCACTCGCCCACGGCGGCGGGAGCCGAGTGGATCGACAACTCCGAGAGCATCGAGAAGGCCCGGTGGCAGACCTTCCAGAACGGGCCACTCCCCTCCGTGGCGGTCGAGCTGGACCCGGAGTATTACGCGAAGCCCGACCCGGAAGTTCTGCGAGCGGTCAAGGACAGGTTCGTGGCTCGCTACGGCGGGACCGCCCGAGCCGGGGAGCCGATGATTACGCCGCCTGGAATGAAGGTCACGCCCTTCTCGATGAAGCCAGCGGAGATGGACTTCCCCGCCACGATAGATCAGGTGCGGGATCAGGTGCTCGCCCTGCACGGAGTCCCGAAGGTGATCGCCGGAGTGACGACCGACGTGAACCGGGCGGCGATCTTCGGGGCCAACCTCATCTTCTGCGAATCGACAATCAACCCGCTGCTCACGATGCTCGCGGGGATCATGACCGAGAAGCTGGCGCCCCGCTTCGGCTCCGACCTCCGCATCTGGTTTGACGATTGCCGACCCGACGATGCCGAGAGCGAGCGAGAGGAGACGCGCCTCGACTGGCTGATGGGGGCAATCACGCCCAACGAGCGACGGGCGGACCGGGGGCGCGATTCCCTGGAAAGCGCGACAGCCGACGAGGGCTACATCCCCCTGGGCGTGCAGCCCATCGGGAGCACGGACGACGAGCCGCTCACCCTTCCCCCCGAGGACGACGAGGACGTGCGGGGCGAGGACGAGGAAGCCGACGTAGAGTGGGACGAGGAGGGAGAGCCCGCCGAGGAGGAAGTCGAGTGGGCTCACCGCCTGTCGAATTACCAACCAAGCCCAAACGGGAAGGACCGTAACAATGGCGAAGATCAAAGGCAGCCAAACGAATACGATGACCGGCAGCGGGGAGACACAGTCGCAGTCGCAGCCCCCCGTGGGGATGACGCGCAAGGAGTGGCACGCGCTGCTCGCCAAGGGGAACGCCGAGCGAGCGAAGGAGGAGGAGGCAGCCGAGCGAAAGAAAACGGGCAAGCCGAAGGCGCCCGCAGCGGACGGGGAATCCTGACACCTGCCTCGGTCTGGCAAGCGAAGCGAACGGAGGTGCTGCGGCGGTCCTGGCACCGCTCGCTGCTGCGGCAGGAGAAGACGTTTCACAAAGGAGCCGCCGCCTACTTCGCGGAGTTCGGGAAGCGAGCCGACCGCCGCCTCTCGAAGATGAGCGGACCCGAGGAGATGCTCATCCCCGACTCCCTGTTTGCGGACGAGGACCAAGAGCTGTGGCGGCAGCACGTGGGGCCAGCCTATGTGCAGTCGATGGTCGCGGGCACTCTGTTCGAGATGGCCCAGCTCGGCGTGGAGCTGCCCGAGGAGGAGGAGCTGATCGCCGCCAGCGTGGCGGGGGTCACTCAAGCCGAGGAGCGGACCGAGGCGGCACAGGAGTTCCTCGACCGCTACCCTGGCACCCCCGATATCTTCGTGGAGATGCCGCCCGAGATGCAGGAGGAGATCGTGCAGTATCTCAAGGGGCGGGAGATCGAGTCGTGGCAGGAGATCACCGACACCTGGAGGAAGCGGATCGAGGCGAGGCTCGTCGAAGGCGGGAGCCCTCGGGAGATCGTCCGCGACATCCGGGCGATGATCCAAGGCGGCGAGGCCTACCACAATCAAGCCGGGACCATTGCCCGGACCGAGGCGACGGGCTCGATGAACAACGGAGCCCAGAACCTCCGCAAGGCTCACGACATCCCCAAGAAGATTTGGTTATCGACGATGGACGCCTTCGTTCGGGACGGGACGCAGGGCGGCGGCTGGGATCACATCACGCCAAACTTCGCCCCGCCGATCTCCAACGCCAAGCCCTTCATCGTCTCCGGGGAGCAGCTTATGTACCCCGGCGACCGAGCGGGCTCCGCTGGGAATGTCATCAACTGCCGTTGCTTCGCAGCGGGTGCAATCGGGTAGAATGCCAGCGCCGAAACCAGACGAAACCGAACAAGAGTTCCTCGCCCGTTGCCTGGGCGACAGCGAGGCCCGCGAGAGTTTCCCAGATGACGAACAGCGTGCCGCCTTCTGCCACTCGGTATGGGATGCCGAGCAGGGGTACGGCAAGCCGCCGAAACGCAAACGCAGGAGACGCAAGATGACCCGGCAAGCCGTGACAGTAGAGGACGGGGAATCGCGCGGCGACTTCATGGATCGGTGCGTCCGCGACCCGCAGCTCACCAAGGAGTACCCGGACGAGGCGGACCGCGCCGCATCCTGCACGGTGATCTGGGAGGAGGACAAGCTCGCGGAGGGCGAGGATGTGGACCTGGAGGAGGAGGAAGAAACGCAAGCGGTGGACGAGCAGAACAAAGCGGAATACATAGCGGCGTGCATGGAGGACTCGGGGCACGCCCGAGACTACCCCGACGAGGACGAGCGGCTCGTGGCTTGCGAAGGTCTGTGGGCGATGGAGGCAGCCGCCGCCGAGGAGGAGGAGTCGGAGAAGGGCGAGGAGGAACAAGCCGAGGACAGCGAGAGCCGCGAGGAGGAGAGCGAAGGTTCGGCAGAATACTACGAGTACATGGCGGGCTGTCTCAAGAACGAGGGGGTCATCGAGGACTACCCGGACGAGGAAGACCGCCGCGACCATTGCCACGCCTCC